CCAATTGAGCTACACCCCCATACTGCCCAGCCTGGGATCGAACCAGGGACCAATCGATTAACAGTCGATAGCTCTACCGCTGAGCTACTAGGCAAAGAATCAGGACTGTCTGCAGTCCATCATGTATTCTACTGTATTTGCAATATCATTCATCGCATCACGCAAGTGTGGTTGTTGACCAGTTTCTTGTCTGACGATTGGACGATGATCATCTGTAAGAGACCAACGCCACTGATTCATGTGAGTGCAATACCATAGATTAATTTTCATGTTTGAAATTTTCCAATCTGATCCAGTTGGCAAGGGCGTTGAGTTGCATTCTTTTGTCTTCAGTAAAATCATGTTGTTTATTAAAAAGATAGAAATCAATTGCCTCAAGTGCTAATTGTCTGTCTGCTTGTGAAATAAGTGACATAATAATTCCCATGTAAGGGGAAGCGGCTGACCCGATTCGAACGGGCGACATCCAACTTGGAAGGATGGCGTTCTACCACTGAACTACAACCGCAGTGACCCCTCTGTTTGAGCATCGTTGATAGGCTTGAGGGGTGTTCTTTGTCCTCTGTCTAGGAATCGAACCTAGTTTCCATGTGTGTTGTCCACCCGTCCTTACCAATAGACTACCAGAGGATTGGCGGGAAGGAGAGCTCTTGGACAGAACCGCAGGATCACTTCCCCCTCGGCCTCCTTCTAGGCTATCTGCCTAACGAGTACCGATGTCGATGAGAGGACTTGAACCTCCACGAATTACTTCACTGGAACCTAAACCCAGCGCGTCTACCAATTCCGCCACATCGACTTGTGGGAGGAGGTCAATCCTCCCGAGCACATGCACGCCACCAATTTTGATTACGAGAAAATTGGAAACTCGGCGGAGAAAGAATTCCCCATCCGCACCACTTGTTTTTTAATGGGAAAACAAGAAACCAGAAGGGGGTTCACCCGACCAGGGCGCTTTTAGTGTCATCCCGAGACAAAAATTAACTAAGATGAAACGTCCATTTATCAATTGGACACTTAGAAGCTTTTAGAGAGGTTTTAGCTTCCAAGTAACATCCACAGTGCAAACATCTAACATCACTCCTAGAAAAATGAGGACATGATTTACATATTCTCATTCGTGATTGTTTGACATCATCCGATACAAATACTCCGTCTCCCTGAGCTGCAGTCCATGCGACTTTACCAACTGTTTGAGCAAGATTTTTTGCTTGTTGAAATCTAGATGGAAAATTTTTATCCATTATTTAAATTTTGGTCCTCCATACCATCCAACTAAACTAACTCTTTTACCAGATCTAATTGATCTAACTCTATGTAGGCAATCAGAGGAAAATACAATTGCATCACCAACATCCATTTTAATATTAAAGATATCTGCACCAATTTTTAATTGCAATTCACCACCTTCATATTCATCTATAGGAGAAAGACATAAACTTATACTTAATTTTCGTACAAAGTTTGGATTTCCTGGCAGTTGATCAGTATGCCAACCATATCGATCGCCAGGTTTATCATATACAGTATACTGTATTTTTTCCTCCCAATCAGTCAATTCATAATTAAATAAATTATTATTTGCACTTGTTACGAAATGTGCCATCATTCCACCGATCCAAGAATCACCATTAATCCAAAGATTTTTTGAACTACGTATTGAAGATTTATCAAAAGTTCTAGATTCCTGTAATGGTTTAGTTTCTATTTTTTTGATAATAGTATCAGCAATTTCTTTATCAATACCTGTTGGTATTGTATAGTATAATAAAATTTTAGACATAATTATTCATTTTTATAAAAACCCCATTTATTGTGAGGACATGATTGGGAAGTGTAGGATGTTTTTTGTTCTAGAAAACATCCACAAGCTTTGCATCTAATCTGTTCTTGATCATACCATTCACAAGAGAGGCATATATTCATTCTCTCCTGTTTAATATTATCAGGAACAAAGACTTCATTTCCTGTCACTACATCTTTGGCAACAGAGGTAGCAGCAGAAAACAAATTAGACATTTGTTTTAATTTTGAAGGGTAACTTTTGTTTGACATTTTTAGGTCTTTGACTCCACCAGTACTTTTTAAGTCTTTCCGTGACTAACTGAATGTGATGATATCATCACTCATCCCACCCCTTACGCCACTACTAATATAGTTATAAGGGATTTCATCTAGTCCATAATTAGATGTAAAATCAAATCTAATACCTTGGGATGTATCAGTTTTAGTTACATTATATCGAGCACTACCTTGCCAAGTTTTAATGGTGTTGATAGTCTCCGAAATATTTCTAAGAAGATAAGGATCTTCAGTTTCAGCACCCAGTTTAAGGGCTGTACGAAGTGCATCTTCTGCTCGTTCTAGTTGATACCTCACGGTGTCAATCATCGTCATCGTCTCCTTTTACATAACATGGAACCGTATCTGGATCCAACCATTTAGTATATTCAAAGTCTTCTATTGCTAGAAGCATTTGAGATTCGTTATCACAGAGATACATGTCTCTGTACCTTCCAGTATACGAATCTACTTTTTGAATTCTGCAATCTGGTTTCCCATTAATCTCTAATTTGCCAACTTGGACATAGCGATAAGGAAAACGTTCTAGAATAACAGTTGGTTTTTTCATAATGAATAGTTCAATAAGGCGTCTCAGGAGGGACTTGAACCCCCGACCAACTGCTTAGAAGGCAGATGCTCTATCCATCTGAGCTACTGAGACATTCTACATCAAGCAGCAGATTTTTGCAAGTCCTTGATTTTTGCAGCAACTTTCTTTGCCTCTGCAATTTTACCCTCACTTGCAAGTGAATGAAGTTTGTCGATGAGGGTTTCTACAGTCAAATCTACGACGTTGGAATCATCATAGGAATCGTAAGCGATCATCGGAACCTCCTTTGCTTGACTTATTTAGTATAGCAGGCAGGGCGGCAGACCGTCAAGCCCCCTTTCCAAAATAATCCTTACGCATGTATCTGCCAAGGATGTTGCTATTATAGTAGGCAGGAGATCCGTCTGTCAAGGATTCTGTCAAAACATTATTCAAGAAGAGTTGTTTTGTTTCTTCAAAGTTGCACTGTCCTTTTGTTTTATGGAGGCTAAGTATTGTTCTGTTGCAGGATGCTTTTCCCCAAATGTCAATATCGGTTTTGAGCTCGGGGCAGGATCCATAATACTTTTTCCAATCAGACTCTGATTTAACTTTTCTAGATTTGCCCTTCGGTGTGCGGAAACTCCAGAAATATTTTCTACCAATATACGACTTACCAGTTGCAGTGCAGTGAATATGATAAACGAAACCAAAATAATCTTGAATGTGATCCGATTCAAAAACTTCTGAATTATACATCCAAGGATTTTCATAAGACATTAAAAAACCTCCAGTACGGAGGTATTTAGTTAGTAACTTGCTTCCTTATATTCTGGTGGATCTAACGTTAATATTTCCACATACTCTTCAATTTGATTAATTTTTTTGTGCATCTCCTCTGTACTTAAATTGTATGCAATAACGTGGTTATCTTTATCATAGATGTGATGAACTGGTTCTGTAAGCATATACCTCCTAGTGAACCGATATTATTTATTAGTTGAACCATGGGTCTGGTATTTTCTTTTCATCGCTCCCAGAAACCATGCTTCCGTTAGACTTTTTGGACCCTCTATCAGGGCTCTCTTGTACTTCTCGTTTAACTTCTCTCTCGCCAAACAGAGTTCTTTCCAGTCTTCCATAAATCTTTTTCTTTAATTTTTCAGTAATACTATAGAACATCTCTCAACCCCTCACAGAGTTATTTTACAGACAAAAAAATGGGTTGTCAAGTGGTCTTTGTCACCTGACAACCTGCGCGACGATATTTGGGTTGCCCCAAATTATTTATCAATCAAAAATTCTACCCCAACCGTCGTTGCCACCTGGGCACCAACGTGCTTTGAGCATAGCCTTGCTGTAGACTGTACCCTTACCGTTAGTTACAGGACCAGTGTAACCATCGTTGCATGAACCGTATGGATCATTTACGACATACCCATCACCCTTCTTACCGATGACTACACACATGTGTCCACCAGTAGGAGCACTAAGAGAACCCCTGTGGAGAATGCCAATAACCACGGGCTTACCACGAGCAAGGGACTTATCCAGATCAGCA